GATAGGAGATGAAAGCTCCTCTTTCGTAATTACATAGTACTTTTTTGTCCAAGCCGTGATTTAATACAGAGATGCAAAGAGCAACAAAATTCAAAAACGATTAGTGGATGCAAGCATTTCTGTATTATGCTGATAAAAGGTAGGGCTGAATACCCTAATGGCACGGTTCGATTCCGTCCATCAGCATTCAAGGCTCATCTACTTTTTAAAACAATCAACGAAAGGAGGAAGCACCTACTTGCTATGATGTTCTTCTATATGCCTTGATGTAAAGTCTCCAATCTACGGGGGCTTTTTTTAATATATGAAAGGTGATAATTATGAGCAAACATATCACGGTTAAAGAAGTAAAAGATATTGTTAATTCATTTAGTGAGAATGCAGATTGGGAGGGAATGCATATGGAAGAAGACGATATGTATGAGGATGTGCTTAGGGCGATTGCTGACGGTGATCCACATTCAAAACTGCTAGCAAGAGAGGCTCTGAAGTCAAAGAATGTTAAATTCACTCGGTGGTATTCATGAGAACGACTAAGAATTGGGGCTTTACTAATAGTGGAGCCGAATTATATATGTTAGCTCATGCTGAACGAACGAGAAAGGAGCTTGAACGTGAGTCTACTAGATCAAATCAAAACACAAGCAAGTATCACCGACAGCGTTCTAGTGTCTTTCAGCATGGGGAAAGATAGTATTGCAGTGATGGATTTATGCTTCAAATACTTTAAGCACGTACAACCATTTTTTATGTATATGGTGCCAGGGCTTCAATTTCAAGAAGAAGCACTAGCAAAGTATGAGCATCACTACAATACGCATATTATCCGTGTACCGCATTTTGAGACGGCAGACTTTTATCGTTATGGTTCCTTCCGTGATCCGGATTACAGCGTGCCACGTGTCAAAATACGAGGTATCTATGCTTATTTGCGTAAGCAGACCGGCATTGCATGGATAGCTGGCGGTGAGAAGATTAACGACTCAATTGTCCGTAGAGCCATGTTAAAACATTCAGGGAGTATAGACACTCAACGAGGACGTTTTTACCCTGTAATGTACTGGACGGACAAAGAAGTTAAGCACTACATCAAAATGAACAAGCTACTGTATCCAAAGTTCAATCGTGAATTAGGATTTAGTTTTCATTCATTAGCCGGTAAAGAACTATCAGCAATCAAAAAGATATACCCGCAAGACTACGAGAGGATACTTAAATTCTTCCCGGAAGCGCAGGCGGGTGTTTTACAATACGAGGCTTACAAGAAAGGAGGAGATGAATAATGGCACGGCAACGAGTTATGTCTGAACAGCAATACCTTAATAGCAAAGGTGTAGGTAGTGCTGTGAGTGATTATATGATGGATAAGACAGTCGTGCGTAAGTCTGCATACCATCAGCGTCAAGACGAAAGATCACGAAAAGCCTTAAAGCAGAATCAAGATCAGTATTATGCCAAGCGTAATCAAGCTAGACGAGAATATCGGCGTTTAGTTTCAAGTGGCAAAGTAAGAGCACCCACTCAAGCAGAAAAAACGTGGAATACGGCTCATGGCTTGTCTGAAAATAGATCAGTGCAAGCGGCCCGACGTGTTCTTGCTAAGCATGGTGTTGATTGGAAGACGGGTAAACGTATTGCTCCAGCAAGGGGGCGTGGATTGTGGCCCACTTTTACTCACAAGGGCTCTTCTGGCAAGTCAAGCGGATAAGAGGTGAAGTTAAGTGGCAAAGCGTAAACAATTGCAGTCGTTCGAGTATGGGACAATCACCCGTGACAAGGTTAAATTAGCTGATTACAATCCTCGTATCATTGATGAGAGCAATTTAAAAGAATTAACTAAAGGATTACGTACGTTTGGCTTAATCAAGCCGCTAGTAATTAACAAGCGCACTGGTAATCTTGTTGAAGGCCATCAGCGAATAGCTGCAATGGATAAGATGTATCGCAAGAAAGATTATGAAATTCCAGTAGCATACATTGATGTTGACGAGAAAGAGGAAAAGACGCTCAACGTCCAACTCAATAATCCATCAATGCAAGGTAGCTGGGACTTGGGCGCCTTAGCCGACTTGAACGCTGACGGGATTAACTGGGACGATATGGGCTTTAACAAGGCTGATATTGATTTTATGTACGATGGTGAGGTCGATTTTGATGGAGATGCTAGTGATGAACTTAATGGTGTTGCTGATGGTGATAGCAGCATGGATGAACAGTCGGTGGTAAGTAAGCGCGACACTCCATTCGATGAAGAAGTCGAAGATGAGAAAGACAAGCTTGCTGATATGTCCGAATTAAACGACGAGGACGGTCTAGAAGAATTTAATAAGAAAAAAGCTGAGTTTCGTCATAAGGATAACGACAACACGATCATTAACTTCTATACCAAAGTAGTATTTCCTAGCAATGATGCAAAGAAGGACTTCTACAAGAAAGCCAACATACCAGCCAATGAAGAGTACATAACCTTTGACCAAGTTAAACGATACTTTGATAATTAAAAGTGAGGTGTAATCAATGGGACGCAAGCCGTTAATTGATGAGCATACCTCCGAAAAAATGCAAAGCTATTTAATGGCTGGTGTGTCACTTAAAGATGCCTGTACGTTGCTGGGTATCGGTTACACCACATGGAATGATTATGAGCGTAAAAATCCAGATATTCGGAGGAAAAGGAAACAATGGCAGGGCATGCTTAAAGCTAGAGCAAAGATGAATATTGCTGAACATGTTTTTGGGAACAAAACAAAAGGCATCGAGCCGAGTGCTGAATGGAGTAGATACTTACTTGATTCTATTACTGCGCAAGAAACTAAGAATGTTCAGAACGCCTTGTCGCGCGCTAACGCTCGTAAGATTAACGCAGAAACAAAGCGGATCGAAGCTGAAACGAAGCGACTTAACTCAAACGATGAGGGTATTACTAAGATTGTATTCAGTGATGACTTAAAACCGGATAAAGAGGACGATAGCAAACAGAAAGGAAGTGAAGACGATGGAGCAGACACTAAGCCTAAGTAAAATTGTTGGCGGTGGCTATTATGACTTTTGGCATGATAAGCACTTTTACCGCGTTGTTAAGGGCTCGCGTGCTAGCAAAAAGAGCAAAACAACAGCGCTCAACATGATTTACCGGCTGATGAAATATCCTTGGTCTAACTTGCTTGTTGTACGACGCTACTCAAACACTAATCGACAGTCAACCTATGCGGATCTCGTGTGGGCTATCCATCGTTTCCATGCTGAGCATCTTTTCAAATGCAATCCATCCATGCCGGAGATAGTCTATAAGCCAACAGGTCAACGGGTTATCTTTCGTGGGCTTGATAAGGCGTTAAAACTTACTTCAATCACTGTTACGCACGGGTATTTATCATTTGTGTGGATTGAGGAAGCTTATGAAATTGAAAATGCTGATAAATTGGAAACGTTGCAAGAGTCTATTCGTGGTCGGATTGATGTTCCTGGGGCCTTTAAGCAGATTACAGTGACTTTCAATCCTTGGAATGCTCAACATTGGCTAAAGCGGACGTTCTTTGATCCGGAAACACGTAAAGCTGACACGTTCGCCCAAACAACCACTTTCAGATGTAATGAGTGGCTCGATGAACAAGATAGGCAACGCTACTTGGATTTGTATAAGACCAATCCTCGACGTGCTAAGGTGGCAGCAGATGGTGACTGGGGAGTAAGTGAGGGCTTAGTCTTTGAAGATAACGTTGAACGTGTTGAATTTGACCCACAAGAAAAGCTGACCGAATGCGGGCACGCTGGATTTGGGCTTGATTACGGCTTTGGTGGTGACCCGAATGCGTTTGTAGCATTGGCAATTGATCCAAAGAGCAAGAATATTTGGATCTACGATGAAATGTATACGTATCACCAAACAACGCCACATATTGCCGACTGGCTCAAAAAGAACGGCTATCAGCACGCTTCAATTTATGCTGATTCTGCTTCACCAGAGCGCACGCAACAGCTTTTAGACTTGGATATAGATAATATTCAATCTGTTGTTAAAACGCCAATAGAAGCTGGAATAGATCAACTATGGCAATACAAAATCCACGTTCACCCGAAATGCAAAAACATTTGGAACGAGTTCAATAATTATGTGTTTGATACTGACAATATCGGTAACACACTCAATCGCCCGAAAGACGAGAACAATCACGCAATGGACGCGTTGAGGTATGCGGTACGTCAATATATGGATATGTATGATGGCTCGATGGGCGTTGATTGGGGTAATCAGTATCACATCGCTAGAGAAATGGGGCTTGATATTTAATGCAAAACACAATTCCACAACAACATCGCTTTGATTTGGAAGCTAACCGAGAATATCAAGTTCCGGTTAGCTATTTTAATACGATCAAAGATTATCCAATGCAACTATACGAAACAGCTTATAAGTTCATTCGTCACCACATCGACAGAGAAGTGCCACGATTAAAAGAACTTATGCGCTATTACTATGCTGATACGAAGATTAAGAAATGGGCTGGGTCACCTAATCCAGACAATGCGCATAATCGGGTGTCAACAGGCTTTGCACGCTACATTACCAATATTCGTGTGGGTTACTTCATGGGTAACGATATTCAATACAAGATAGCGACTGATGATGACAGCATGAAGTCATTATCCGCAAGGCTTGATGACTTACTTACTCATTACAACGACAATGCAAACACGCCTTACATTGATGAAATGCTGAAAAAAGATTTATCAATCATGGGTCGTGCTTATGATCTTGTCTACGTTAACGAAGGTGAAACAACGTTAAACTTAGCAAAGATTGACCCGACAACGTGTTTTGTTGTTTATGATGATTCAATCAAGGCTAAGCCGCTGTTTGCTGTTCGCTACTATCAGACAGGTGTTTTAGATGAGTTGCTACGTGAGAATTACGAGATTTACACTGATTCGATGGTCTATCGCTATCATTCAGATGGCGGATTGCCTGAGACTAACTCACCAGTTAACAGCGTTGTGTTTGACAGTCAAGAGCCGTTATTCTTTGAACGGGTACCGTTGACAGAATATAAGAACAACGAAGAGCGTTTAGGCGATTGGGAGCCTGAGATTGATCAGATGGACGCACTAGACAAGGCGATTTCCACGATGGCAAACTTCCAAGAAGATTTTAACGATGCTGCTATGGTAGCAACTGGTCGCTTTGCTAATAAGACTAAGCCAGTCTATGCAAAAGATAAGCAAGGTAACGTTCAGATGGGTAAAGATGGTAAGCCAGTTGTATTGGTACCACCTAGACCGATCATTGATCCTAAACATCACATGTTTTACCTAGAGCCTTACATTGCACGTACTGGACTGAGTGAAGGACAGCGTACAGTCGTAACTCCTACGCTTCAATACATCACAAAACAATATGATTCCGCCGGCTGGTCTACTTACACCAATTTCTTAATCAATGAAATTCATAAGTATACCAACACACCGAACGTCAATGATCCTAACTTTGCTTCTAACGCGTCCGGTGTAGCAATGAGTTACAAGTTATGGGGAAGCGATCAAGAGCGCAAGATACAAGAAGCACTATACAAGCGTGGTTTACGTGCTCGTATTAGTGCTTGTATTGCTTACTGGAACAAAATTAATGCTTTGCCCGGTGAGAATGATATTTCTGTGCTTGCTGATATGGTCAAGCCTAACTTTGATCCTAACTTGCCAAAGAATGACGAGGAGACAGCGCAACTTGTACAAACCTTATCTGGCATTCCGGGACTTGAAAGTATGAAGTCATTGCGTGAGATTACGCAACGCATTACCGGTGTATCACCTGATGATGAGCAACAGCGGATTGATGATGAAGCAGAGGAAGAAGCCAAAAAAACAGACGACTACAAGAAAGGCCGAATTGGTATTGGTGAAGTATTTGCTACTGGCGAATCTGCACAAGTTGAACAGCCAAAGGGTGATAAGTAATGACGGATAAAGAATGGTTTGACCAGTTAGACAAGATATTTAATCCGAATAGTCCTAGTGTGCAAGCATTACGTGACGCTGTTGAACGTGCAGAACATAAACAAGAAGTTACTTTTGATCATTTTTTCAATAACGGTTTGAAGTGGAATGATAAAGCGAACCCAGCAGACGTTAAAGCGGTATTCGACGCTTTACGTGAGTTACGCAATATAGCTCATACACCACAGCAGAAAGCCGTTGTCGGTGCTTTGCTGAACAATTTACCGTATAAGACTAATCTTGACGTAGCAAAGCTTACAAGCCGAATTAACATTGCCATGCTTGGGCTTGACGTTGCTAAGAAGCTGCAAGCTGAGCAAACAGAAATTGTTAATAAGGTGACTGAATTAACTGGTAAACAACACGGCGGATATAATACCCAACTGAGACGCCGTGCCTTGCTCCGTGTCGCCACACAAACGGGTAATGATACAGATACATTGCCACTCATCTTTAAGCACGCACAACGCCTCTCAATGGATTTAGATAAGGTGATTGATTTTCAAGTTAAAAATCACATGAACCCCAATTCATTAAAAAAGGCAGCTAAAGAAGCGCTAGAAGGTGACAAGCAGTGGAATTATAACTCTGATAAATGGCGGTCAACGGTGCAGAAACGTTACATGCACACGAAAGCAAATCTTGAGCGAATATTTGTTACTGAGGCAAAAGTAAGCCAGATGAAAGTAACCGCAAAAAGCCTGAAAAACAACGGCTACAAGTACGTTAAAGTGGTGAGCCGTCACAGTACCAACGTTTGTAAGTATTGTGAGGGAATGGACGGGACAAAAGTTAAGATCGACAGCATTGTAGTCGGTATCAACGTACCACCATTCCACCCACGTTGTGCATGTAACATCATTCCTACTGAAACACCAGTTAAGGAAGCGCTAGAGGACTTAGGATTGTGAGGTTGACTATATGGATAATGAAACTTTTATTAAAATGGCAAAACAACGTTTGTTCGCAGAACTACATCCAAATCGGCAAATGTCACGCCCAAACGAAGCGGGTATGTATGTTTCTTGGCTGTGTAAAATTGGCAAAAACAACAAATGTGTAATTGGAATCATTGGGAGCGATGATTATTACGAGATTAGTTATTTCAGTGACGAAGGAGTTTTTGTGATGGATCATTACTCGTTGAAAAAGCATAAATACATTTAGCGACTATTCAAACGGATAGCCGTTTTTATTATGCCTTCAAACGTGCTGACAGGCGTTAAAGAGCGGACGGGTTTCCTCGACGGAGGTTAAACGGAATTCATCGACGGATGTAAAACGGAGGTATTGATAATGGAAAACGAAAATGAAGTTCAAACTCAACAGCCTGTACAAGAACAGGATAATCAGCCAACTCAAAACGAGGGGCAAGAAGAGAAGCCTAAAGTAGAGTTCACACCTGAACAACAAAAAGCTATTAGTGCTTTGCTTGATTCCAAGATTGCTAAGGAACGAATCAAAGCAGATCAAGAAAAGCAAGATGCCATCGATAAGGCTATTGCACGTACTAAGATGTCTGCTGAAGAGCGAGCTAAAGCGGAACAAAAAGACCGTGAAGACGAGTTCAATCGCAAGCAACAAGACTTAGATCGTCAATTACGGGAAGTAAAAACTAAGTCAACGTTGATCGATAAGGGTATTACTACTGATCTACTACCGCTCGTTATGGGTGCTGATGATGATGAAACTTCACAACGTTTGGATTTATTAGATCGATACGTTCAAAAGAAGGTACAAGAAGCCACTGAAAAGCTTATGAGAGGTAAACAAAATCCAATCAATGGCAACAGTGGCTCTAACGTTTCTCTTAGTGATAATCCTTGGTCTGCACAATCATTCAATATCACTAAGCAACAAGAAATTTTTAATCAAGATCCAGAAAAAGCCCGGCAAATGATTGCACAAGCACAACCCAAGCAGGGCTTTTATGTTGGAAAAATAAATTAAGGAGTGAATAGTAAATGGCTGATATTCAACAAGCTACACAATTAGCAAATATGCAAATTCCCGAAGGTTGGGCCGCCTACCAAGCTCAACAGTCGGTGGAACAAGACCAATTCTTTCAATCTGGTGTAATTCAAGCGGTACCTAGTATTGCTTCTGCTTTTACTGGCGGTGGTAAGTTGGTAAACATTCCAATGTTCAAGCCTCTTGAAGACGTAGCACCACAAAACATTGATGATACCAAGGACATTGCGCTCAATACAATTGGTACTCAATTAGCACAAGCCCGGCTTTATGGTTTCTTACAAGCTTGGAGTGCTACTGACCTTTCCGGCGAATTATCTGGAACTGATCCACTTGGCAACATTGGTACTTCTGTTCAAACTTACTGGCGTCATATTAACGAAAAGATTCTTTTGGGCACTATGGATGGTGTTTATGCTTCAGATAGCATGAAAGACAAGAATCAATTTAATGCTGCTGATAATCGGCGAAGTGATAACACATTCTCACTTAAAAACTTTAATGAAGCACGTTTCCAATTAGGTGATCGTTACCGTGATCTTGCAACTGTTGTAGTTCACTCAAATATCTTGAAAGAATTACAAAATGCTAACATCACTGATCCAAAGACTGGTAACACTATCTTAATCAACGGTAATCAATTACCAACTCAAATTTCAGCTCCAAACCCTGGTGACTCTATTAAGGGTGTACGAGTAATCGTTGATGACACAATGCCTGTAAAAGATGGTGTATATACTAGCTACTTATTTGCTTCTGGTGCATTTGGCTGGTCTGAATTGCCAACTCCACGTGCTGCCGAAACAGGTCGTGACGCATTACGTTTCCAAGGTGTTGATTATCTTATTAGTCGTCGTCGCTTTGTATTGGCTCCACAAGGTATGAGCTGGAATGAATCAGCATTTGCAGCAGATAATCCTAATAAGCCATTCCCTGGTATGGAAGATTTAGCAAATGGTAAATACTGGAACCGAGTATTTGATCCTAAGATTATGCCTTACGTTAAGTTCACAACCACTGACGAAGCAATTAAGCAAGGTACAACGACACCAACAGCGCCTACTAAGTAATGAGGTGATTGAATGGCTGAACTAGACGCAACGAACGATATTCAGCGTATGCAAACTTTATTAGGAATCGATTTAGACGATGCCGATAAAGGACGTGTTGAAGCTTATATCGTGCAGGCTAAGCAAGCCATTATGGTTTATATCCGCAAGTATCTTGACGACAATAATTTCCCTACTGAGTTAAATTACTTAGTCGATCAGTTAACGTTAGCAAAGTACAACAAGTTTCACAACGAGGGTATGAATAGCATTTCAGAAGAAGGGCTATCAATGACCTTTAACTCTAATGACTTAAAAGACTATTTACCTGACATTGAAGCTTGGATTGATTCAACTGGTAAGGGTGATTTAACTGGAAATGCAATCGGGTGGTTCTAATGCGATACGATCAGACGGTTTATTTGATTACTGAGACAGCCAACGATGGTGATGACCTCAACTTTGAGGGCACGACAACCGCTAAAAAGGTCAAGGCTAACGTTAAGCGAACGAACCTAACACTAGGAAATGGTGAAATGTACGATGCCACTATCGTTCGAGTATTTGGCGAATGTGAAGCAGATGAGATTGGCTTTGCTGATTATGACCAAAACAGTGGCAGAGGTGCCAGGAAGATTCAGAAAGTCGGACGGCACTTCAATCGCACTGATTTCTACATCGTCAACAGCGAGGTGATCTTCAATGCCAAATGATAGCTACGAGAACTTACCACGTGTTAATTTCTCTGTTAATACTAGCGATTTTGAACGTGCAAGAGCCGTCGCTCAAAACTTAGCAAGAATGGGAATGCCTGAGGCAATGGACGAGTTCAATCGTGAATACGCTAGGGCAAAGGCTGCTAGTAAAATCTTTATCCGCAATGCGGCTGCTGAAGAAGTAGACGAAGCGCAAAAGATTGAAAGTCAAAAGGTAGGTCACAGCAAAAGCGGTTATGTGCCTACTGGGACGCTACAAGGCAGTATCACGCCCCAATTTAGCGAAGATGGTATGAAAGTTAGCGTCGTGCCCCTTGCAACTGCTGAGGACGCTGAAAAAGCCCGTAAGCAGATCAGTCAAGGAGTGAAGAAAATACGCAAAGTTAATAAGCCGTCAAAGAATGAAGACGCTTATTACTATGGTACTGCGGTGGAATTTGGCAAAGGGAGAAATCCTAAAGAGCCATTTATGAAACCAAGTGGCGAAAAGGTAGCCGCTCATCTTGATAAGAAGTTTGAAGATACAATGCGACAAGCATTAGAGTAGGAGGCAATATGGGCCCAGAAGCAGACCTAATTGTGCAGGTCAAAAAGGCTCTTCATCAGGTAAGAGCCCCCGTTTATTACGACGGGCAAAAGCACGATGCTGAATATCCACAAGTGATTATTGATTTAAGCAATATTCAAAATGAGCCTCGCTCCTATAAAGGGATTGAGGAAACTAAACTCACCATTTCTGTGGATGTTTACAGCAAAATAGAAAGGCTTGACATACTGCTAGATATTAGCAATCAAGTCAGAAACATTATGCAACAAGTACGATGCGCACACTGGCGATCAGAATTTGACGATTACAGCGTGCGTATTTTAGTTGATGAGTCATACCAAGGAGAGTCGCTTAAAAGAGCGGCTTTTTTGTTTGACTTCATTACTTACGGAATAGCAATCAAGAAAGGAAATGATTAAAAATGGCAGGATTTACAGCGAGTGACGCTAATATCGATCCAAATTCTATGAGCTTGGCGGACAAAATTGTCTACGGATGTATGTTCGAGTGGGATAAGCCAGAAGATAAGATTCACCTTCTAGGACTTCAGGCAGCTACTTCAACTACTGATAACTTGGCATCACAAGCAGTTAACTTAAAAGGCGGTTCAATGCATGCTCCAGGTGCTACAACTGAAACCTTTGTTGTTGATAGCTACTGGCGCAAGATTGATAACTACATTCAACGCAGTTTACGGCGCTGTGTTCATGAAAAAGTACGTTTAGGGATTTTTCGTTTCGACTTTAATCGAATGAGGAAAGACCCTAAAGATCCAACTAAATTTATTGTTCCCGGTTTGTTTGGAAAGGCATATCCAAACGGGGTGCCACAAACAGAAGCGGTTAATAACTTGCTTCACTCAAACATCACTTACAACATCGATGGTGAAACACAAGAAGGTGTGACTGGTCAAGATGAAATGGAACCAGCACTTTATCAGATTGGATTAAAACTCTACACATACGCTCATAATACCGATATGGGTGGCACTATGGACCCTATCGCTGATCCAATGGACGTTTATTCACAAAACAACGGTGGTTCAACAACACCAGCACAACCTAAGTAATTTCAGGAGGAATTAAATCATGCAAGCATTAACAGTTCAAGTAAACCCACAAGCACAACCCGCAGTATTCACTCCAAAGCTAAACTATGGCTTTTATTTACAAACACGAGACGATAAATCATTAGCAAAGAACGGCCAAGACGGTTTTTCAGCATTAGTGAACGGTTTGCTTGATGAGAACGTCGATATGATTATCGCTGCTTATCATCATTCTTTTGCATGGTACAATCGTTCTCAACCATCAGCAACAGCCGTTGAAGAAGCACTTGAAACGGCGATGTTTAACGATGAGAAGGCTACCGATGAAGCTTTTGACGATATTCTTAAGTCATTGCAAGCTAATGATTTTTTAGCCCGGAAGTTAAACGAGTTTATCAAGAACAACGACAAGCTAACAGCTACAATGAAGAAACATATCGAATCCATGACGGACGAAGACAAGAAAGATCAAATGGAGATTGGTATGACCCAAATCGACGATTCAACAACGAAGCTTCAACAGTTGATGACCCCACAAGAATCATCGCCGAAGCAAGACGAATCGGACTCACACCTGTTGAACTAAAAGAATTAACACCGAAGGAGTTTAAAGCAGTCCAGCGAGGCTACCAACTCCATTTAGTTGATCAAAGAGACTTAACTTTATTCGCTAAAACGGTGCCACAACAGACTGTTCCGTTTGAGCCTCAACAATCAATAGCCGACTTGATTAAGCAGTTGCAAGAGCGTAATCAAGCTATCGGTAAGGATATTGCTGAGGGACGAGATGAACAGCCACAGGTTCCGAAGAAAACTATCGCAAGTCAATTGCTAATGGAAATGCTGGGAGGAGGGTAGTTCATGAGTAGTCCAGTTGTTGCAAAAGAGTTTCTTTGGAAATTCCGTGATGAAATTACACAAGGCGTCGCTAAAGCCCGTCAAGCTATGCAAGAAGCAGTTTCCGTAGCTAAAGAAGCAGGTATGAAAGTATCTGATACTGGCGAAGATTGGAAAAAGATGGGTAACGATGCTGAAAACTCTGCTCGTAAAGCCTCCCAAGCAGTTAAAGAATCAGCAAATGCTTCTCGTGAAAGTATTGAGAAAGTTAGGGTGCTAACAGAAAAGCTTAATGACACAGTTGCCCGGATTCCGACTTCAAAATCTTTCAACTTAAAAGCAAAATTTGATGATAATAAGCTAAAAACTTTCTCTAGGAAAATTCACGATATTCCTAAACAGAAATCCTTATGGTTGAGGATAAAAGACGGCTTTTCTAATTATCTGAAAAACGCTCAACAAGATGCTGACAATACGAAAAAGTCATTCTCTAATCTAAGAGAAGTAATGACTGGTACTTTCTTAGGAAATGCTGTTCTTAACGGTATTCATGGAATTAGTAATGGATTAAAAGGTCTCATTGCTACTGGGTATCAATATACCCGACAACAGCAAACAATGATCGCTAGTTGGAATACGTTAACTGGGTCTGCTTCTAAAGGTCAAGAAATGGTCGACATGACCAACAAACTTGCTATTTCAGCTCAGAACTCAACTGAAATGGTTAATGACTTAAATCAAAAGTTTTACGCTGTCACGAATAGTGCTGGTAAGACTAAAGACTTATCGCAAGCTGTCTTAACCTTGCAAGATGCGTTTAATCAAAGCGATGCTTCTATTGAGAATTTCTCAACTCAATGGGCACAAATGGTCGGTAACGGTAAAGCAAGTGCGCAAGATATGTTATCAATTCAGAACGTATTTCCAAAGTTCCGGCAAGAATTGTTAGCTTATGAACGTGATGCAACCCATAACAAAAACCTAACCATGCAGCAGATGAACGACATGATGAGTCAAGGAAAAATTAGTTCTAAGGCTATGAATGATGTTCTGATTGGCATGGGTCATAAGTACCAAGATGCTACAAAGAACTTCACCAACACTCTTGATGGTATGGGGCGGATTATCAAGACAACGGCGCCACGATTACTCGGCGCAATGGTCGAACCGTTTACCAAGGCGCAAAATCCAATTTATAAAGCTGTTTCTAACTGGGTATCTGATCCTAGAACACTAAAAGAGTTTCAGAACGCTGGGAAGAATATTGCTAACACTTTTAATAGCACATTGAATGGCCTGTCAACGGCATTTCATGGGCTAGGTCAAGTTATGGGACCCGTTATGAAGTCATTCGGAAGCGGTGCTTGGGTCGGATTCTCTACGACACTTAAAGTCATTGCTGAAGGGCTTGTAACGATTACCTCGTTTGCTGGCAAAGTAGCTTCATCAATCACTGGTATATCAAAGCGACTCGGCTTCTTGAAAATTCAGCAGGCAGCTGCAAAAGCGCTTGGAGTTGCATTTGGTGGGCTTGTAGCAGTCATAGCGACGTATAAGACGGTGTCACTTGCTTCTACTGCTGTAACAAAGACTTTTGCAGCTGCTCAAGCTGCACTTAATGTTGTCATGGATGCAAATCCAATTGGGCTTGTTGTCCTTGCTATTACGGCATTGGTAGGCGCCTTTGTTCTTGCTTACAAACACATTAAGCCATTTAGAGACATGGTTAATAAAACAGGAGAAGCAATTAAGAAACTTTTTACTGGTAAATATGATTGGGAACAATCTTTCGGTAAAGGATTATCTAAACTTGGAAAGAGTTTTCAAAACTTTGCTAAGAAAATACCACAATTTTTCAAGGGTGTCGGCAAAGCAATAATAAAAACAATTGTTATTGGTTTGGCGTTACCAGTTGGAATTGGTATAACTCTAATGAAACCATTGATAAAGCCGTTACAAAACAGTACCAAATCTTTAATTAAGACTGTACAAAAGCAATGGCAAAGTTTATCAAAGTGGCTTGGCAAATTGTTTGATCCTGTTGCTAAGTTATGGAATCGTGTTTGGAACGGTTGGGCACGCATTTTCAGCACTGTTTGGAAGTCGTTGAAAAAGACTGCTTCCAGCGGAATGAAGGCGATCGAAAGATTGATAAGTCCCGCTGTTAAGGCTATTGAAAAGGTGTGGGTTACTAGTTGGGATGCAATTGCTAGTTTCTTTTCTGGCATTTGGCACACTATTACCTCACTAGGTGGAAATGGTATGCGCATGCTACATAGCGCCATTGCAGGCCCGCTAAATACAATTAGTAGCATTTGGCATTCTGTTTGGAATAGCGTTTCAAGTTTCTTTAGGGGAATTTGGAATGGTATTAAACAAGCTGCTCAAGACGGCATGAATGGCGTTATTAACGTTATTAACGCTGGTATCGGTGGAATTAATAAGGTTTGGAGTTTCTTCACTGGTCACGGTACTGGTGTTAAAGAACTAGGCCATGTTCACTTTGCACAAGGTGGTACTGTTCACCGGCACTTGTCCGTTATCAATGATGGCGATGGCCCTGACTGGAAAGAATTAGTCCAAACACCTGATGGCAACTTGTTTATGTCACAAGAGCGTAATTGGACCGGCTTCTTGCCTGAGGGTACCCGAGTATATAGTGGTGCTGAAACACGGCAGATCATGAACACTGTAGGTGTTTCTCATTATGCTGCTGGGGGTATCGTAGGCGCTCAGCATTTTGCTGATGGCGGAATTATTGGCGAAGGTATCGACTGGGCTAAAGGTTCACTTGAAAACATCGGCAGTTGGCTTGGCGACAAGTTCAGTGCTCTTGAAGATTTCTTGGCTGACCCGTTAAAGGCTACTAAGGGATTGCTAGAAAAGGCAACCAGTGGCCTATATAAAGGCTTAGGCAACTTTGCTGACGTTGCTCATGGTGCAATGGATAAGCTTACCCAGCCAATTGCTGATTGGTTTAAGAAAGGTTTAGAAAAGCTTGAAGCTCAATTTGAGTCCGGTGGTGCTAGTCCTGACTTAATCCGTGCCGCTGCTGCTAAGATGCACGTTGCTATTTCTGGGGCTGATATTAGCCACATCATGAATGTTATTAAACATGAATCTGGTGGCAATGCTCGTGCTATTAACAATTGGGATAGCAATGCCAAAGCAGGCCATCCTTCTAAGGGTATTCTGCAATTTATTGATGGTACTTTTAGGAAATATGCCGTTGCAGGCCATACAAACATTTACAGCCCGTTTGATCAATTATTGGCGATGTTTAACGATACGACTTGGCGATCCGATTTAACGCTTGGTGGTTGGGGTCCAACAGGTGGTCGCCGGTTTGCAACTGGTGGCGAAGTGTTCGGATTAACTAATGCAATCATTGGCGATAATCCTGAACACCACGAATTTGTCTTAAATCCTTATGCGGTATCTGCTGAACCACTGCTTGACAGAGCTTTTGAAGCTACTGCGCAGGCTCAACCGGCTAACTCATCAACTGGCAACGGTAATTCTAAGCTGGATCAGATGATTGATCTTCTTGGAAAGGTATTAGTTGCTATTGAAAACCAAGAGACTGATATTTACCTCGATGGTGAGAAGATCACTGATAATTCTAATAAGCGTAATGCTAAAAATTGGTCTTTGAGGAAAGGAATATTATCATGATACAAGTTTTTACACAAAGTAAAATCAAACCACATCGCTATGGTTATGGAGACATGGATAATCCAGCATTCGATCCAATTGAATTTTCAATCTCAAGAGATGGTATTAATTGGGTGAGTGAATTTGATAATCTAGAATTAAAGGGTGTCTATTGTTATAAAGCCCCCGATGTTCAGCCAGCTAATCCTGTTGATAATCTACAGAAGGTAGCATTAATGGATGGATCTAGACTGTTATCTACTAGCTATGGTACTCGTGAGTTAAAAATGGAAATGATCTTTATAGGAATGGACGAAGGCGATGCAATGCTTGCTTATGATGCACTGCAACGCTTTTTAATTTCTCGTGATCCTTACTGGATCTGTTTTGCCAATTGGCCTCAACGTATGTATTATGTGCGGGCTAAGTTAGCAGCACCAACTTTTACAAGTGAAAAAGCATGGACCTGTGAAGTAACATTTACCGACATTATTGGGTTAAGTCGAAGCGTTGGAACTACACAAGAGCCTGTGCTAGGATTTGGCAATAATCTTGAGGTTCAACCTAGATATTCGTTTAACAGTAATTCATTTACTTTGGTTAATACGAGTGATGTGTTGATTGATCCTGAACGTCGCGGACATCCATTCAAGATGACATTGCAAGGCTCGTCTTCAGGAAAAATGAAAGTTACTAACACAACTACCAGTACCAGCATTTATAAGGAAAGCGGCTTTAACGGATCTTTTGTGTTAGATGGCGTTGAACCATCTTGTAACGGCAAGAATTGTTCGCTAGATACTGATTGCGGAATTATTACGTTACAGATTGGCGAAAATCATTTCAAAGTCGAAAACTTCAACGGGACAATTTCATTTGATTATCCGGACTGGTGGTTATCATGAGTGAGTTTGTATGGCTAACTAACGGAATTAGTAATAAGCTGGCAACGGAAGCACGTAAAGCCGATTGGCAGGATATGCACACATCATTTAAGGCTAATTTTCAGTTGAGTTCAGCTTATGAAATCTCATTTACACTAACTTATACCGAGCAATATAAAGATGCTTTTAATCTAGTCAAAGAAAAACGCTATGTAAATTATCGTGGTCATGATTACCTAATCCAGCAAGTGGAAGCCAAACATGATGAAAATGGATTGGCTACCCTGCAAGTAACGGCTACTCATCGGCTAATTGATGCTATGAAAGATATAGTCCTTTATTCAACAATTCCGACAGAAGGAAATCCTGAGGTTAGCGGTGGCGGTAGTAGTGATTCTGGAGATGGTGATAGTGGTGATCCACAACCGGGTATTGTCACTAAACAAACCGCCGTTCAACAGACCTATCCACTAAACGAACGATTGGATCATTTCTTTAATCCAAACGAATGGGGAATCACTTACAAGCTACATGGTAATTTCCCACAAGCAGCAGTTGACTGTACTGGTTCGTTATATGAATGGTTGAACAGTAACTTAAAATTATTTGGTGCTTATTGGAAACCAGATAGTGACATGGTTGTTGGCATTTATGATCTGGAAAGTTTAAAAAAGCCTACTAATAAAGTGTTTCGTTACCTTCATGATATGTCTAACGTAGACATTCAAAGCGATGCTACGAATTTAATTAATGATGTTTGGGTTTACGGCGGAAAAATGGAAAAAGACATTACTTCTGTTCTTGGACCAGGCGGTCAAACCAACGGAGCTACCGAACCACAAAATGGTGACTGGACGCCGGTTATACAGAATGCTGCTTCATTAATTGGAGAAAAATTATCAGATGCTGATATTGCTAACATTAAAAATCGAATACGAATTGAATCAAATGGTAATGAAACAATTCAAAATAATTGGGATAGCAATGCACAGGCAGGCCATCCGTCAATTGGATTAGTACAGTTCATTCAATCGACATTTGATTATTATTGCCGTCCACCTTATACCGATATTCGCAAAGGATTAGATCAGTTAATCGCGATGATGAACATTCCAAACTGGCGACAACAAATTGCCGGTTCTGGCGGTTGGTCTCCACATGGTGCTCCAATTAGTAAAGCTACCATTGACATTAAATCAGTCGTTGATAACAGCTGGGGATGGCCTTTCCCGTGTGGAGAGGGTCATTTCCTTGGCGGTCAGTTATTTGGAGTTAATCCGGGCGGTGAGTTTCGTCGTAATGGATTCCATGATGGCTTAGACTTTGGCTCGATTGATCACCCGGGAAATGAAGTCCATGCTATCCATAGCGGAGAAGTAAAGACGATCAGTTGGGGTGACGGAGGAATTGGATTCTATGTAGTTATTCAAGATTCTTCCGGACTCAATGTTGAATATCAAGAGGCTTTTTCCAATCAAAGTAATATTACTGTAAGAGTAGGTCAGCAAGTTAAAACAGGCGATGTAATCGGCTATCGAACCACTAATCATCTGCATGTTGGTATTACCAAACATAACTTTCCGGAAGCTTTTAGTCACGCTTTCAGCAATGACGGGACGTGGATTGATCCGCTTAGTACAATTAAAACTGGTATTGCTAATGGAGGCTCTACGCCTGTAAGTAGTAGTGATGGGGAGTCAACTACTTCAACTACTAGTGAAACCTATTACTCACTTGTATATCATTTTGAAAATCAAGAAAGTATCGACAAATACGGAAGACGAAAGGGTGCACCTATTACAGTTGATAGCATTTATGATCTGGATGCATTGAAGAAGTATGCTGAAAATACTGTTCAATACAATCCCGATACAACACTTACTATCAGCGACTTTACAGGTGAAGCAGAACTTGGCGAGGTTATTAGATTAATTGTTCCAGAGCGTAATCTAAATACTGATGTCACGCTTGTTGGCGTATCCGGTAATAGCGATTATTTTGATCCAAATGGAGTTAAGGAATTGGCCTTTAATAATACTGGCTTAGCGATGAAAGATGTTAATGCAGCCATTATGAAAGACCTTCATGACATTAATACAGGTACACCTCAATTAAACTACTATGGAGCAACTGGTGGACGTGAAGAAGATCACTGGGCCAATATTAAATTTAATGACAAGCAGATGGACTACTTAAAATCAGTAACTAAAGCAGGAGGTGAGATTAAGAAAGATGGCAACAAACACTGATGGACGTGAAGAAATTAAACCTGTTGCACCAACCGAGCAGACAAAGTGGCGTGATCCCAGCCTGGTTGGCAAATACATGGTTGATCCTAAAACAGGATTGGCCGGTCTTTTTCGATCCCCTGACAATGGTGAGACTTGGGTTCTTACCGATACCGTCTATGGTCACGTTTATAATCAAGACGAGGTTGACAACATTTGGGACAACGGTGCAGCTCATAAAGTGGCAGATGAAATCAAATCTGCTACGGCTGACTTGCCAAATGTCCGTAAGCAAGCTGATGAAGCGGTAAAATTTGCTGAATCGGCTATTGCTGCAAGTAAGGTCAATAGTGATGCGATCGTTGCGCAAAGTTCGGCTGTGGTTGAAGCAAAGTCAGCAATGGATAGTGCTACGGCGGAAATTCAGCAATTAAAAGCTAACGCAGCTAGCGATGTTGCGCAAATAGAATCAACTATTGCTGAGGTACAGGCTGG